ATGATCAAGAACCTGCGCAATATCGGCCTCAAGGCAGCTGCCATCGCTTCCACCGCAATGGTGGCGGCACCGGCATTCGCTGGTGACCTCGCTACTGCGGCAACCGAAGGCATGGATAAGGGCGAGCTGATGCTCATCGGCGCTGCTGTCCTGACACTGTGCGGTGTCGTCGCACTGATCAAGAAGGGCCAGCGCGCCTCCGGCGGCTGATCCGAGTGGTGCCACACGGGGCGGGGAAACCCGCCCCTTTTTCATTTCAAGGGGAACGTCATGGCGTACGCAGGCTATTTCGTGTTGATCGGTGTCCTGGGGGGACTATGGCTCGCATTGGACAGCTGATTACTGCTGCGAGCATGAAGCTCGTCGTCATGACCGTTCTCCTTGCTGGCCTGTATACAGGTGGCGGGGGCGGTATCCGTACAGCTAACGCAGCTCAGTTCTGCGCGTTTCCGAACGGCAGTTGGCAGCTGTGCGATGAGGGCAGGGCGTTCGCCGAATGTAGCGCCGGTCTTGCCCGAGCGCGCGCCGAAGTAGCGAGGATAGGCGGCACTGCGTCGATTGTTGAGGCCTGCATCCTTCAAAAGAACGTTAATGTGAACCAATTTCGGTGTAGCTATAGAGGGTATTCGGCCGGCGCCAATGGACCCTGTCCCGGGCACGAGTCGATTGTATCGGGGTATCCCCCTGCGAACACGTGCGACAAGCGTCCCGATTGGAATGGGCCTTACACGTTCCTTAGCGGTGGCAAGCCGAAAAACGGCTCTGTTACGTGCAACGACGGATGCAAACAAGCGTGGTACTCGACTGGCGATGGCTATTTCAACGGGAAGTACACGTCCGTACCGGGCACCTGTAACGACTATGACGACCGGAAGTGCAAGGCCGAATTCGGTACCGGCTACTACTGGAATCAGGGCATGGGTAGCTGTGAGCCTGAAGAGGCCAAGTGTAAGGACGGCAGCAAGGTGAATTCTCTTGGTAAGTGCGAGCCAGAGCCGTGCCCGGACGGGATGGTTCAAAACCCCGACGGCACCTGCAAGAAGAAGGAGAACGAGTGTCCTGCAGGACAGGTCAGGTCGCCCGACGGCCGTTGTCTGCCCGGCGATGGTCAGTGTGCGAAGGGTGAGGTTCGCGGGCCGGACGGTACGTGCAAAAAGGATTCCGACGACGACGGACAGCCTGATGAGCCGGGGGAGAAGGACACCTTCTCAGGTGGCGATGATTGCAGCATGCCGCCTTCCTGTAGTGGCTCGCCCATCCTGTGCGGTCAGGCGCGCATACAGTGGCGCATTGATTGCAATACCCGAAAGAACCGGAACATCGCAGGAGGTTCCTGCGCCGCGGTGCCTGTTTGTAGGGGTGAGAAGGGCGATGCGATGGAGTACGCAGGCCTCTTGATGCAATGGCGCACCGCGTGTGCCGCAGAAAAGCTCGCCAGCCAGGGCAACAACAACGGCGGAGATGGCGCGCAGCCTGAGTGGACTAAGGTGGGCGGCATGTCCACCGATCCGGGACTTGGTGCTTCACCCGATGACACGAAAGTCCTAACGGTCAAGAGGCTCGGGGTTGAGCATTTGGATCAATCCGGCTTCGGCGGTGGCGGCAGCTGCATCGGATTTGCGATCAGCGGCGGCAGCGGCATCGGCTCCGGGTTTTTGGCAGCGGAGGCATCGCCTCCCGACTTCTTCTGCAACTACATCATCCTGATTCGCGCAGTGATCATTCTTTCCGCAACAGTCACGTGCGCCTTCATCCTTACCAGTGGAGGGAAGAACTAATGCCAATGATCATCGCCGCGCTTGTGAGCATGCTCTTGCAGGCGCTCCGCCAGTACCTACCGGGCATCATCGGGCGCGTCCTGCTGGCTTTCGGAATTGGCCTCGTCACTCACGAGGTGGCACTGCCAGCCGTCAAGAGCTTCATTCAAAGCAAAATTTCCTCCCTCGGCCCCGTACTTGTCGCCTATTTTGATTACACCGGGTTCGGCGTGGCCGTCACGATGATCCTTTCCGCATGGGCGGCCACCTATGCGCAAAAGGCCATGCTTGCGAAGCTGGGGTCCAACTGATGGCGCTCTATCTCGTTACCGGCCAGCCCGGACACGGCAAAACGGCCTATGCCCTGGACAAGGCGTTCAAGTTCCAGAAGGAGGGCAGGGCGATCTACGCTCACGGCGTCAAGGACCTCGACTATGCGAAAGCGGGGTGGACGTACCTCGATGATCCTACGCAGTGGGAGGCATTGCCCGACGGGTCCGTTGTGTTGCTCGATGAGTGCTACACGATCCTTCCGAACCGCAACCCCGGCGCCAAGGTTCCGCCGCACATTGAGGCGATGGCACGTCATCGCCATCGCGGCTTCGACTTCATACTGATCGCACAGCAGGGGTTGCAGCTAGACCCGTTCCTGCGTGGCCTCTATGAAGAGCATGTGCATGTTCGACAGACGTCAATCATGCGCAGTAAGACCAAGCTCAAGCGCTGGAATCAGTATCAAAGCAACGTACAAGCTGTTTGCGCCGACACGGTTGATTGGGTGCGGCCTAAGTACGTTTTCGACTACTACACCAGCACCACGATGGTGACCACCAAGCGGCAGATGCCCATGTGGCTGCGCTACCTGATCCTTGGTGTTGTTGTCCTGGGGATCATCCTCTTCGGAATCCGATGGTACTTCGCATCCAAGATCGCGGAATATGGAGCCGAACGACCGGCGGCTACACAACCGGTAGCGCGTGCTGCCGCAACTGCCGACAGCGGAGCGGCGGCGGGTGCGGCGGCTCCGCGCGTCTACGAGACAACTGCTCAGTACGCAACGGCTCACAATCCCCGTATCGGGACTATGCCCTGGACTGCACCGATCTACGACCAGCGCGCCGTTACTGCTGATCCGCAGCTGTACTGCATCGCGAGCGGCGAGGGGCTAGATGGAAATGGCCGACACACTGAGGCCACATGCACGTGCCTGACAGAGCAGGGCACGCGCTACGAGTTGAGTCAGCCCGAATGCCGCACACTCGCGCGCAATGGACCGGTATACAACCCATATCGGACCACGCAGCCTCCGCCGGCCGCCCCAGTTCCGCCCATGCCAGCCGCGTCAGGGCACCGCTCTACTGCGGGCATACAGGGCGCTGTGATCAGCCGCGGTGATCGCGCAAATGGCAGCTTTCCGGAGTCGCCCGCGTTTGAGACCAGCACCTACATGACGAGCCCGACGATGCCCACCAAGCTCTGAAATATGTGACGCATCACGGGCAGGTTTCGCCGGGGACGTTCTCCCATCCACCTGGAATGCGGCGGAACGCAACGCCGCTGATGCAGCGCAGCTCTTCACGCTGCTGTTTCGCGGCATCCCGTCTTTCGGCAGCTTCTCGGTGCAGGCGAATTTCCGCGATTGTTGCTTCTTTTCTGGCCTCTTCAACCTCGACCAGTGAGGGGATTTTGGCAGTGCTTGGTACAACGACCGGAGGTGCTTCGGCGCTGCGCGTGAATCGGGCGGTCCAGGCATCGCCAGTCCGAAGGTGCAGCCACACGCCCGCACCAGCCATGCCGAGCAGGATCACGGCCCACATGCCGAGCCACGGAAACTCCCATCGGCGGCGTTCGATAGGTGGTAGGTATTCCGGTCGTTCGCGTTCCATACGGCCCCCAAGGCTTCCTGCGCGCATTGTAGCCGGGGTGTAGGGGCAGCGCCCCTACGGATGCGCCTCACACGCGCTGGCGGCGTTTCGGCCCCGGCACCGGCAGGACTGCCGCTGGTGGTTCGGCGTCGGGGCCAGCCATCGCCACCGATGACCGGTGTTGACTCTTCATCAACACGTCCCGAATTGCTACCACCTCGCAAGCCTTGTGCGGCAAGCGTTTCCGGATACCGTTCGCCGGCAATCCACGTGTCTCCATCAACCGGCGCCATTCCTGCGCCTGCGCAGCGGTGAGCGACAGCCAGGCCAGATCCTGCGGTTCCAGCTCGCGGCCCTCGGGCGTGACCAGTCGGCCACCTCTAAACGAAAAACCGGCCCAAGGGCCGGTCAGTTTCCGATCACGCACGATCAGGCTCCATGCCAGAGTAGGAGCCGGGGCCGACGCAAGAATTGCGCCATCCAACCACGCAGCAAAGAACATAATATACATTATGCGAAATGATGTATCGGTTGGCCGTTGGCTTCGTCGGCTCCGCATGGCAATGGCTGAAGCTCTGGCTTGGCTCTTGCCTCCTGACTGCCACAACGGAAACGCCCCAGATCCCTGATTGACGGGGAGAAGTCGCCCCACCTACTACGAAAAGTCGCCCCATTTTCTACGGAAAGTCGCCCCACATTTGACGGAACTCCCATCAAGGCGCCCCTAATTCGACGAAGCTACGAAACTGATGCCCCAGATTTGATCGAACGGCAGACAAGTTGCCCCAAGAGTCTCGGTTGGTGGTTGCTCAATTTAACCTGCGAGTGAACCCTTGTGCCACCGGCGAAGATCGCGGTCTGCGTATCGGTGATTCTGGGCGCTGGGGGAGCAAGCCTTGGCAAATCGCGCGCCGCTCCGCGTGCGGCTAATCTGGGCCTGCAGGCCCGCGCTTCCTGCCCTGATTAAACCGAGATCTGCAGGGGCGCGCTCTTTGATTTTGAGTTTGTCCGATGGCGGGCTCGGGGCTGCATGACTGATGGCAGATGTACGTCACGCTACGGCAGTCTCCAAGGCCAGCATCTTCTTTTGCCGGGATCGCGATAGTTCCAGCTGTGGCGAGGACCATAGTGGTGCCTTGGGAGGCGCCACTGAATACGTCCCTCAGGGTCACAGCCGCTGATTGATCCATGCCCAGGTCGTGTTGGATAGGTAGCCTTGGTGGCTGCCTGTGTAGACATGGGTGACAAAGATCCGGTCGTTCCCATCAAGACGCTGCCTGAGATCGGTGCATAGAGCGTCGGCGGATAGGCTCGTTGAGATCCATCGCACGGTCTCAAGGCCGGGATCGGCGACGTTTTCGTGCCGATTCAGGTGGTTCAGAAACGCTGTCCGCTTTGCTTCGTAGTTCGCTTCGCGGTTCAAGTTCCAGGTCACTACATAGACGGCCATTTCGATCCTTCGAGTGTGACACTCAGTGTGTCGGCGCGATCATAGCAAGTGTGATACACGTCGCGAAAATGGCTGCCCCGCCCTATTCTTTGATGGTTCCGATAAGATATATTTATCGGAACTCGGGAGATTTTTGCGCTATATTTTCAATCACTTATGAGCGACCTCCTGCCAACTCTGACCACCGCGGCTCCTGCCAAACCGACCGTGGCGCAGCTCTCGCAGTCCTCGGCGGACGCGGTACGCGAAGTCTTCGCCGAAGCGGCCTCGGCCAACACCACGCGCAGTTACGCCACCGCATTGCGCTACTGGGCGGCCTGGTACCAAGGCCGCTACGGAGTGGTCATCGCCATGCCGGTCGACGCGTCTTGCGTGATCCAGTTCATCATCGATCATCTGGCCCGGCGCTCAGGCGACGCCCTGACCTGGGAGCTGCCGCCGACACTGGATGCGCTTTTGGTAGAAGGCAAATTCAAGCAGCGCCAAGGACCGCTCAAGCTGTCGACCATCGTCCACCGCGTTGCGGTGCTCTCCAGCGCCCATCAATTGCTCAAGCTGGCCAATCCCTGCGAAAGCAGCGAGGTTCGGCAGCTGTTGGCCAAGGGCCGTCGCGCCGCACATAAGCGCGGCGAGCGGCCGAGCAAGAAGACGGCGATCACTGCGACCGAATTGATGGCGATGATTGCGACCTGTGAGGACGATCTTGTTGGGAAACGTGATCGTGCCCTGCTCTACTTTGCCTTCGCCAGTGGTGGGCGCCGGCGGAGCGAGACGGCCCATGCCGCCTTGAGCAAGCTTGCGCCGATCGACGGCGGGTACCTCTACCACCTGGATGTCGGTAAAACGCTTCAGGAGGGCGTCAAAGCAGGCGGCTCGCCGGACAAGCCCTTGTTAGGTCCACCGGCCGAAGCGCTTCGCACCTGGATCGAAGCGGCTGGACTGCAGGAGGGTGCCCTCTTCCGCCAATTAACACGCGGGAAAGTTGGGGCCGGCTTGTCACCGAAGTCGGTGGCCACCATCATCCAGAATCGCGCACGCGCTGCCGGGTTGGTGGGGAGCTTTGGCGGTCACAGCCTACGATCGGGTTTCGTGACGGAAGGTGCTAGGCAAGGAATTGCCCTGCCAGCCATCATGGCAATGACCGATCACCGATCGGTGGTGAGTGTAATTGGCTACTATCAAGCCGGTGCAGCCGAAACGAATCCGGCGGCCCGAATGCTGGAACGCTCAATAAAGTCAACTTCGGATTGACTGCCTTGGCAGTCGCGGCGAAAGCCGCCCTGCCCGTCAGGGCATCGTCCCGCCCGCCTTGATGACCATGACCGACCATGGGCTGCGGTCAGCGGTCGACCACCTCCGGGCCGGCGCCGTCAACACCAACGCGGCCGCGGGCCTGCTTGATAGTCGCGGGCCGGCCCTTGGTCCTCGATGCCACTACGACTGGGGCGCGCAATTCCTATTGGACGATCACATGCTCCACCGCGCGTCGACTGTTCTCCAGGCTGGGGGATTCCTGCATGTACAGGGTCGAATCCTGTTCCCGCGCCACCTGCCGCAACAGCTTGTCCATCTCCATTGATAGTCGCCACAGCGCGGCAGCTTTCTCGGGCGTATCCAGGATGCGCCGCGAACCATCGGGCGTCATCAGCGCTTGAGCCTCGGTGGGATTGTGATAGCACCAATCCAAGTGCCGTTGCGCCTCCGTCAGGATTGCCAGCTCCCATTGCGCGCCGGCGCGCAGTGCGGCCAGGTCCGCGTGATAGAGCAAGCCGGCGATCTCAAAGCTGGATAAGCCGATCATCGTGCCCTCCTCTTCTGCGTCGGCTTTGACGTTCTTGCATAGCCGGATCGCTTTGCGGAGGCCGCCGAACGCCACAATATCTCGGTCTGACACCCGCTTAATATGGAGAAATGGCAAGTTGTCGATCGTAACGTGGTCGAACTTGTGGTAGATAGAGACGCCACGATCGTATTCCAGTCCACTAAGCTGGTACTGCAACGTATCCCACCACACCGCAGGGACGACATCGACAGGACGAGCTAGCGAGCCGCCGCTGAGCTTGACGGCCTTTGCATTGGTCGCATCTACGTCGACTGCCGGAAAGGCGGCGCGCAAGGCAGACTCGCTCGTGCGACGTAGATCGCGCAGCAACAGCAGGGTGTCGCGAACCGGCGGGGAGTAAGCTCCGCGCTGGGCCCGAACACCGCCTGGCGCGTAATACAACGAACCCAGCCCAATCGTCAGCAGATCCACATCGCTGACGCCCCGAATATGCACATTTAATGGCACCGAACCCTGCAAACGATAGGTGGTGCCGAGTCCTTCGGCCGCCAACCGCTGTCGCAGTTGGTTCTCGACCCGGCTGGCGGTCTCGACGCTGATGCGCGTGTAGTCGGGATCGACCTCCTGCATGGCGCCCAAGGCGTAGCGGGTGGATGGTTTGCCCCCGGCCCGCCGCTCATAGGCCTCCCCCAAGAGCTGCTTGCGGAGGATCTCGACCTGTTGATCCGCGGCAACTGCGGCGGAGCGGTCAGCACCCGATCGCCGGGCGCGCAGCTTCTGGAGCCGATGATCGATTGCGGTCATGATTGGCGCCTCCAGCGCATTCGACCGTAGGTCGCACGCCCTCGACCATTGAAATAGTCACCTTCGGCCTGCTGTTGGTCCGCGCTGACAGTCATGTCGCAGAAGCCTACGTGATTGGCAAGATTAGGTTGATCGATACGCGCATCATTGCGATAGTTATAAAACAACCGGTAGCCACCAGCTT